CTTATAATTATAATATATCTCCCCCTGTAGGACTTGAACCTACGACCAATCGATTAACAGTCGAGTGCTCTACCACTGAGCTAAGGAGGATTCATTTAAATGTAGTATCTCTACTACATCTTCTATTATATTTATCTCTTTATATACTTTTATATTATTTATAATATATTATACATACATTTTACACTCATATTACTATCATTTGATCGTATACCTGTTGAACATGTTGTATATGAATAATTAAACTCTGAATTAATACTTGATAATGTTACTCCTGATGTTGAACTACTTTGTGTATATTTTATTACTTTACTTAAATCTAATACAGGTATTATAATTTTAGTAGGACGATTCATTTTATATTTAGCACATTCCATTTATATATTAATTAAAAATAATATATAAATTAATCATTTTCTACTGGCTCACCATCTTCTATATTTCCATATACATCACCATCATTTTCTTCTTCTTCTACATTATATCCATTTGATTCAGTATTTTGTATCTGTTCTTCTGTTATATCAACATCTATTTTTTCTTTCTTCATATTATATTCATATAACTTTCGTTCAGTAATATCTGTATTATTTAATACTCTCTTTATATATACAAAATACTCTTTTATAAAATCCTTTACAAATTCATGATATTTTATATTATGATTTATTAATAAATCATTTATTTGATTTAAAAATATATATACTAATTGTAAATATTTAATCTCCGATTTTGAAATCATATTACTATTTATTTTATATTTTTTATCATTATTACATTTATTATCTACATCTATACTATTTATTTTAATATTTGTATTATTAAAATTATATATTTTTTGAATATTCATATCATCATTTAATATTATATCTTCAAATGGTTTTATATATTGTGTTTCACTAAAATGCTTCTCTAATATTTTTTTAATATATAATATCTCAAAATTATATAAATCATGTTCAATTTTAAATTTCATATCATCCGCCTCATGCAATATTAATTGTTTATCTTTTGGTCCTAAATTTAATTCTTTTGAATATACATATTTTCTATCATCTGTTCTAAATTTATTATCATTATATAATAATTTAAATTTAAAACTATTTTCTATATTTATTACTTTTGTGAATTTTAATTTATAAAACCATATTATAAATTTCTTTATTATATTTTTTAAATTCGTCAATGAATTACTTCTCATTGTATTTAATAAATTAATTTTATTTATATCATTAATATTTACAAAATCTACATACTTTTTATTATCATATATATTATTTGATGGATATGTATATAATTTAGCTTTATTATCTATATATTCGTGTATTTCTGTATTTATGTTTGTTAATTTAAATAAATTTATAATATCTATATCATCATCTATTAATTCTGGTATAATGTCATTTATATTTTTTTTTAATTCATCTATTAATGTTAATAACTCATTTTTATTTAATTCTGTATCATTTAATATATTTAATGCATCTTTTTTTATTACATTAACTTTTGAAACATCTCTTATTGCATTACTTAATAATTTATATTCTAAATCTATATCAAAATCACTACTATTAATTAACTCATTTATTCTTTGTTTTGTATATCTACAATATATACATCTATCATCACTAAAATAATGCTTTTTACCTAAATGATAATTATCTTTTTTAAAACAAAATATCATAAACTTATATCTCTTATCTATTTCTTGATTATCTTGTAATGTTATATTATCATATGATTTATTAACCCAATTTGAATATTTAATACTATTTTTATTATCTAATTTAAATTTATTATATTTTATTGTATAATCAATTATATTTTTTATATCTGCATCTAATAATGTTGTTAATTTGTGTTTTGAAAATTCTTTATCCAATACATTATTACCAGTATTTATATTTTCAAATATATATGTTGACACCATTGTCTTTATTTTATTTTTATTTTTATATCTTGTGTCATACACTTCCCATGTATTATTATTTTTAACATCATTTTCCATTCCATTTCGTATTTTAACTAAATTATCTTGTAATTCAAAATTATAATTATTTCCTAAATTTCTAAATAATTTATAATAATATTCTAATTTTTCAAAGTAATTAGTACCTTCATTTAAATTTAATTTATTCTCTTCTAAAATTAACTTAAATATATTTATATTCTCACTTTTTGATGTCAATATCATATTCTCACTTTTTTTAGGTGTCAATGTTTTTACATAATCAAATAATTTAACTGTACCATTACTTATATAATAATAATTATATTGTATATATAACCCTAATAATCTATTTATTTTTTTTCTACTCTCTTTATTATTTAATATCGTTATATATTTCTTCTTATTTACTCCACTATCATTAAAAAAATATAATGTTAACCCTGTAAATTCTTTTAAAAATAACTGTATAAAATATACTATTGGTTTATTTGTTTTTATATTATACCCTTTAAATAAAGATAATTTATATGCTGTAACTGTAATATTATACACTTTAACAAACCATAATATTGCTGCAAATATTAAACTTATCATATATAATAATTTTTTGAAAGTATCATCTATACTTTCCTCTTTATACGTTGTTTTATTATATTTATTTATATTTTCATTCACAAAATCATATATAAATGTAATATCTGTTTCTGTAAATTCATATAATCCTAATAAATTTATTACTTGTAATATTGTCTTATATATATACCCATTTTCTCTATCTAATGGCTTTATTAATAATTCATCTATTGCAGAATATGTTAAATGCCCTTCACTATCAAAACCTGTTTCAATTGAAAATGGTAAATCACTTATAAAATTTCCACAATATTTACAATATATTCCAGTTATTTTTTCTTTACCAAATTTTTTTATTGATATATCTATTTTTTCTAATTCATGATCACATCCTACCCACATATTTTCAACATAATATTGCTGTGATTTATATGTTATAAAATTTAATTTATATAATTTATTCAACATTTCACGATCAACTGTTTCTTTTATAAACATTACAAATTTATAATTATCCGGTACATCTTTTTCTTCTTTCTTATCTTCTATAATTTTATTATTAATTTTATTATTATCAATACCTACACTTAATATTATATTTTTTAATTTATTTATAACTTCTTCTGATCTATTTGATATCTTTGCATAATATAACATTGCATTATCTATTTTTTTTAATTTAATAATATTCTGTAAATCATTTGGGTTCTCTATTTTATATATTTCTTTTAATAAATTATTTTTATATAAATCTTCATTTAATATATTGATTCTTTCTATTACATTATATTCTGGTAATTTTTGTTGTAAAATTGGATATTTCGTAATAAATGATTTTAATAATTTAATTTCAACTCTATTATTTATACATCTATTTATTTTAATATTATTATTCTTTTTATCTACTGGTGGATATCCTTGTTTATAATAAAATTGTTTTAATATATTTTTTATAATTGTTGTATTATAATATTTTTGTTTTGAATAACTGTTTAATATATGAATTGGATCTGGTATAATCTCTTGTACAAATTTATTTAATTCTATTTCTGTTATTTTTTTATTTGGTAAATACCAGACATAAAATATATTTTTATCATATTTATCTACTATATCTTTCTCATATTCAGTATCTTCTCCAGTTAATATCTGATTTGTTGACATCACTTTATATGTATTTTCATTCTCATTAAAATCAATTATTGATCTCTTATTATATGGTAATAATACAAATCCTATTATGTTTATTGTATCTCCATCTATTATTATTTGCTCTTTTGGAAAATTATAATAATTATTTAAATACGGTATATTATATTTAAAATTATAATCTGTATTAATTTCTGTTCCTAATGTCATTGTTCTTAAAAAATTTGATAATCTTAATCTCTTTTGTTGTGATTCATCTACATCTATTATCTTTTCTCTTTTATATGAATTTATAGTTGTAGGACCCTTGAATCTTATATTACTATATTTATTAATTATTTCAAATGAAGATCTTTCATTATTATTATACTTTATATTATCACTTGTAATACAATCTAAATAATATACATCTTTAAATGTATAATGTTGAATCTTAATTTTATCTATTAATGTATATGTTTTCGGTTTAATTGATATATTTTCTAATTTATATTTATATCCTACATCAATATTTACCTTTGGATATAATTTATTATGTAAATTATTATTATATTCTATATAACTTCTTGATTCTCTATCATTTTTATAATTATTAACTATATTTTCAACTTCATCATTCGGTATTTCATCCGTTGTTTTTAAATCTTTTGATTTTTCTTTATAAATTATAGGATATAAATACGGTGTATTATGCGTTTTTTTATATATTAAATTTAAATTAGTTGATTCTATTCTATTATCTAATAATTCTAATATATAATCTATTACATATTTTTGAGAATCCGGTAATGTATTATATAATATTTGCTCAATTTCATATTTTGAATATACTACATTATCATCAATTTTTTCATCAATTATTTCAATTATATTATCTTCTAATCCTAATAATTTAAAAACTTCATCATAATCAATTTCTGTTGTAATATCATCTTCATCTCCTCCTATTGTTCTATTTAAAATAGTTTTATCTAAAATTAAAGTCATATCTATTTATTTTATATATATATTTTATTAATATTTTTATTTAATACCATATATAATTATATTTCAAAATTGAAATATAATTTTTTTACATTATTATTTAATTAACTAATATTATTAGTGATTTAAATAGTTTTTTTTTTTAAAAACTATTTAAAACAATATAAAACAATAAACACTTCTATTTATAATATAATAACCATGTATAATCGATTGGCAATTCAATTTATGCTTGAAACATATAATTCTGAAAATAATAACATTTCTAATTACGCTGTCAACTATGATAAAGTAAAAGAAATTCTTAAAAATGCACCTTATTTTATTAAATGTAGTACAACTGCATCTTCTCCATATTATGTACTTAAATCAACAGAAAATAAAAGTGATTTAAATTTACCAATTGTACAAGAATGTCAAGGCCTTATACTTGAAAAAAATACTAATAAAATTATTGCACATGGTCTTAATCGTATTGGTACCGATATTTCTGAAATTAAAGAAGACCAAATTATCGCTGTTAATGAAATGATTGATGGTCCTCGGATTTTTGTATGGTGGAATATCTATCTGAATGATTGGTCTATATCAACTGGTGGTTCTACTGATGCAAATAATATTAATACTATTTGTATTGATCCTTCTAACCCTAAATATATTATTAAAAAAACATTTCATGAACTATTTATGGATACAAATCCTGATTTTTCTAATCTTGATAAATCTTATACATATACATATATTTTAGAACATCCATTTATTACACATGATCCTTCTACTCAAATAGCTGCTCATCTTATTTTTATTCGTAATAATAAAAGTCATTCTCCTGATATTTATCATATTCAAAATACATCAATTCATAATAACTTCTCTAACAAAGGTGAACTTTATGAATATGCCACTTCTCCCAAATATAACAAAAAAGGTGTCATTATCACTGTTCACAATAAAGATGGTATTCATACTAAATATTTCCAATATAAAATCCTTAACCCTAACTATGAACAAAAACAACTTATTAAAGGTAATACACAAAATATCACTTATTACTTAATAAATTGTATTAAAAATAATCAAACTGATAGTCTTTTAGAATTATATCCTGTTTATAATAAAACTATTCAAACTATCAATAACTGTATAGTAGAAATTAGCAAACGTATCTATTGGCAATACATCAACAAACATGTCTTTAAAAAAGATGTTAAATTTACACCAGAATACTATCCTACTATTCGCCAATTAGCTGGTACATATATCAAAACAAAAGAAACAATTACAAAAGAATATGTATTGAATATTGTTAATAATTTTCAAACTGCTCTTATTACTTCTCTTATTAATAAAACTTTATTAAAATTATAATAACTTTCTCTCTATAAATTTATCATTTATATTATTTAATAACAATTTAATAATATCAATACTCTCATTACATCTCCCCACTAACATGTCGATTAAATTACTATCTGTCTTGATTTGTAATACTATTATATCTTCTAATGGATGTGGTTGTTTATATGAACAAAATTCTATATTTTCATTATCATACAATAATTCTACTAATATATTTCCTAATGTATGATTCTCTTTATTAATTATAATATTATACATATTTTTAACTGTTTCCGATGGATTTATCTTTAAATCATTTATGACCTCATTTCTTTTTATCTTCTCTAAATTATCTATAAAATTTGTTATCTTTTTTATTAATAATTCTATTCCCATATATAATATCGTTTTATTATTATATACCCCACATGTTTCTATATCAAATTTATATTTATTATTTTCATGTTCAAACCCTATATTTGAACATGTCTGCCATCTCGCATTATTTGTTTTAATATTTTTTAATAATGAATATTTTCCAGCAACTCCTTCACTAATTTCCAATGTACAATGAAATTCCTCTTTTGGCTTTAATTGTATTAATACTATAGGTGGTTCTATAAATAATTTCTCTTTAATATCATTATATAGATCTCCATCATCTATTATAGTTCTTAATTTTATATCTATATCTGCTGTTGTTATATTAATATTATCATCCGTCTCATTTTTCTTATTAATACTACATTTGATATTATTCATATCAATAACATCTATAAAATTAAATGTTTCTGTTTCTGTTGTTATATTATTAAAATATTTAATTGGTACTAATGATAATCTCTCTTTTATATATTCATTATGAAATATTGAGGTATTTTTTAATATATTCACTTTATCTATATCTATTGAAAATGATGGTATCTCTGACATTAATATTCTCCTTAATCCATTTACAATTGATAACTTCACATTTTCAATACTGAATTTTAAATGATTATATTGTTCGTTTTCTAATATTAAATTCATATTAACGTATATAATATTATATATATATATTTAAATTAATTTCAATTTTTATTTATTACGTATTTAAAATAATAATAAATATATTATATTAAATAAAAGAAAATGGTTGAAAAAAATTTATTATTTTACAGTAATCAATGTAAATATTGTAAAGAATTAGCACAATTATTAAATAAATATAATATTACTGATCAATTTATTACAATCTGTGTCGATGATAAAAATTTAAAACTACCCAAAATTGTAACATCTGTACCACTTATTATTATGAAAGAATCCAATGTTATATTAGAAGGTGATCAAATATTCGATTTTCTTAATAAAAAATATAAGAAGAAAGATCTTGTTGGTTATAATACATTAGAAATGGGTGGTTATAGTGATAATTTTGCAATGGTATCTGAATCTGATGATAATATTGAAAAAAATGTTCAATCATTTGATCAAAGTTTTGCAAATATTCAATCTAATTGTTCAATTTCTACACCTAATGAAGATAGTAATAATTATAATACTAACAAAAATTTAGAAGAATTATTAAATCAACGCTCACATGATGATAATAAATTTAATAATAAATAATTATTTAAACAATTAACTTAATAATAATAATAATGAGTATAGTTGATGCTTTTAATACACAACTTTTGAAATTTATATCAGAATTTGAAAAAAAAATTATAGTTAATTATCCAGACTATAAACAAGATGTTAAAATATATAGACTTGGTTTAAAAACATTATTACTAACTAATCAAAATATTGCAATTGATAATTTTAATAAATATATTTATCCATACAAACGTCTTATTCGTAATAAAGATGAAAATTATTTTATTAATAATCACGATACTATTATATCTAATAATATTGATAATATTACGACTGATTTTAATATTTCTGATAACGATAAACAACAATATATTTTAGAATCTTTAAAAATAAAAGATATTTGGGAAACATTATCACTAAATAATAAAAATATTATATGGGAATATTTAATGGTTTTAATAAAACTATGTAAATTATGGACTAAAAATAAATAAAGTTATTTACATTGTTTTATAATAATATAAAATAATATCATCTAATTCCTCCCATTCTTCCACTGCTAAATCATTTGGTCCATCAAATTCATCTTCATCTATATCTGCACATTCTTCACCTACAAATATATCAAATCCTATTTGTTGTACTAATTCTAATTCATCTTCTTCCATATTTTCTTTTATATTATCTATTTCATCTAATTTATCCTCTAATTTATTATTCTCTGTTTCAATAAACTTTTTAACATTTTTATTCCATAATTCTGTTTTATCTACATTTTCATTATATAAATTTATTAATTTATTATTAAATAATTTCTCAATATCATTTCTTATTTTATTTTCCATTTTACTATCCATTTTATATTTATTAAATATTAAATATTTAAATTATAATACGTTATATATAAATAAAAATCTTATTTATATATTTTAAATAATATGTCACTACAACTTGAAAATTTTAAAAATCACTTTTTTAAATTTATTAAAAATATAAAAAAAACATTCCCAGAATATTCAGATATTATTGATAATAATTATAATAATGATACATGGGGAACATTAGACGATATTAATTTATTTTATAACAAATTAGTTCCATATACCTCATTTATTACAAATACTAATGAAGAACTCTTTTTAACAAATGAATCTCTTGATTTTTTACAAGATATAAACTTTGTTTTATTATGGAAAGATAAAAAATTAACTGATCGCTCTAAACAAATTCTATGGAAACATTTACATACATTATTAATTATAGGTAATTTAATAAATGATAAGAATATTGATGAATTAATGAATTCTATTAATATTAATAATTTATCTAATGATCCATCTGATGATAACTTAACTGATAATGTTAATGAATCACAAATTGACGATGCTAAAAAATCAGTTAAAGAAATGTTTAATTCAACTAACACTGCTAATAATAATTTTATTGGTGGTATGGTTGAAGATATCGCTGGTGAATTATCATCACAAATGGTAAATGATCCTAATTTATTAAATCCTCAAAATTTATTAAATGGATTATTTGGTGCTAATTCTAATAATAATCCATTACTAAACATTGTTAAAAATGTTTCAAATAAAATAGAATCTCGTGTTAAAGAGGGTAATATTGATGAAAATCAATTATTATCTTCTGCACAAGGTCTTTTTAATCAGATGAATATGCAAAATATGCCTAATATGCAAAATATGCCTAATATGCAAAATATGCCTAATATGCAAAATATGCCTAATATGCAAAATATGCCTAATATGTCTGATATATCTAATATGATGAATATGACTACTATAAATGAAAATATTCCCACACGTATAAGTGAACATATTGATGAAATTATAGAACAACCATCACAAAATAATTCTAATAAATCATCTAATAAAAAAAAGAAAAAAAATAAAAGAAAAAAATAAATCTTCTATTATAATAAATATATACCATGTTCGATCTATTTTGGAAAGATGATTTCTCTATTTTATACAATGCTGATAGACTAACAGAATTTTTTCCCTCTGATGATATGAATTTTAATGAAAAATTAAATGCATTAGTAAGATTATGTACTTATGCAGGTATTTTACTATATTTGTATCATAAAAAAAATGATTACTTATATTTACCTGTTATTATGATGAGTGTATCTTTATTTTTACATAATATGCACTCATATGAACGTAATGAACAATTTGAAATTATAAAAAAAACACCTGTTATTGATAATACTATTTCACCTTCTACTCATAATCCATTTATGAACTTTAATATAATGAATAATACTAATGATCAAAAAAAACAACCTATTAATAATGATCCTAAACTTATAGAAAATAAATTTAATGAAGGATTATATAAAAATGCAGATGATGTATTTGATAAATCTCATTCAGATCGCCAATATTTCTCAATGCCTTGGACTGGACCATCTAATGAACAAGGTGATTATTCAAAATGGCTATATAATAATTTAAATAATACTTGTAAAATTGATCAAGATAAATGCCAAAAATCTATTAATGAAGATTTACGTGTTAATAAACCAATCGTATAATTTTAAATATAATTTAAATATTATATTATATTATAATATAATATGTCATCAAATATATTTGAAAAAGGAACAAATGATAGCAATAATACTAAATCTGCATTTAATTACAATGTAAATAATCTTATTACACAATGTAATAAATCTAATGTAGATGATATCGCTTATGCAAGTCACGGTATTAATATTAAAGATGGTTTTGGATATAGATGTAATGTAAAAACTGATTCTAAATTACGAATTCCTGATCAAAAGGATTTATATCTTGAACGTCATCAACAATTACCACCAATGCCCAATATAATTCAATATAAAGGATTCGGTGATTTAGATACTGATTTAGAAAACGATTTACGTTTTAGTTCATCTACTCGTAAACATAAATCTGAAGATGTTTTAGCAGGTGTTACTATTGATCGTTTTGAAAAACATGATTCTAAAAATAATAGACAAAATCCCTCTAAACTTGTATTACCTCCAGGTATAGTAAGTGTATCCACACGTAATGCAAATTATGAATAATTTTTTTATTTTTTTAATATAATATTATTATAATATATTAAGAATGGATGCTGGATTTTATATAATACTCGGTTTACTTGGCTCTGGTTATTTTTTATCTAAAGATGGTAAAAATAATCGCACATCAAATGACACTATACCATCTTCTATACAACCATCTGGTAATAATATTTATGATAATAATCATTTAGAAAAGGTCGAACATTTTGTTCAAGATAAATCTGATAATTTATTTGAACAAAGTTTAGACCCAGAATCTAAAATAATTTCTCAAAATTTACCAAATAAGAAAACTAAAAAAAATAATAAACCTATATTAGCAGGTGATGGAAAACCATTTACACATAATAATATGACCCCATTTTATAAGGGTACATTAAAACAAAATTTAGATTTAAATACTAATAATACTATTTTAGAAAATTATACTGGTGTTACTAAAAAACCAAAAAAACATGAAACTACAGCAATGTTTAAACCTATTAAACAAAATATACATGGTATAAGTGCAGATGAATCTCGTAATATAGATAGAATGTATGTTTCTGATATTCAACGCGGAACAACTGCTATTAAACAAACACGCGTTGGTAAAGGTATGGGTTTAAAAGCAAATGAATTGAATTCTGGCGGATTTCATGATACCTATCGCCCACCTCAATATAATGTAGATGAACTTCGTGTTAAAGGTAAAGAACGTCTCGAATCTAAAGGTACTATAATTGGTACTAAAGGTATAAATCAAAAACGCACATTTATTAGTGATGTTGCAGTAAATAATAAAGCAGATGTTAATGAACAATTAATTAATGATCTCGCTAAAACTACAAGCGATTTATTTAAACCATCTATGCACTCTGAAACTATATTTCGTGATACTCAACAATTATCTGAAATTCCTCAAGGTGGTATACATGCCCCTAATAGCAAATTTAATGATCAACATGATATTTTTGAAAATGGTATTTCTAAAATAACTAAACCAACATTAGATTCCGTTGGTTTTAGAAATATGGGTGTTGGTGCTAATAAAGATAATTTTAATGAACATATGCAATCTATTGATATTCATGATAATCAACGTAATTTATCTAATGATATTGATTTCTCACATAATGTTCAAGGATTTTCTAAAGGTGAATCTCGTGTACATGATTCTTTACGTGGTAAAAAAATGGATTCTATTAATAATTATATTGGTTTATCTAATCCAGGTACTAAAGATGGTTATCAAAATTTAAATATTAATTTAGATAAAACTCGCAGGGAAACTACATCTGTTAATAATTATACATCCGCTCCTAAAAGTTACTTAAATAAAAATACTGATCAATCTCAATATGCTAATATGAATATTAATTCTAAACGTGAATTGATATCTCAAGGTAGAGAACCTAAAGGTAGTTCTACTAAATTAAATAATGGTATTGATAAAATAAATTTTACAACTCATAAAAAAGAAAAAGCTTCTTTAATTAATACTAATGAATTAAATAAATATATTCAAACTAATAAAACACTAAATTATGATATTAATAATATTAAATTACGTAAACCATCTCAAGAATCAGCTCGTTTACAAGATTTCCGTACTGAAAATCCATATGCAATTAATATAAATTAACTGCGTTAAGTATAATAATTTATATTTTATTATTTAATTATAATAAAATATGATTAGTAATGATGAATCAGAATATATGAAAAATAATAATGAACAAACATTAATAGAAGCTAAAAATGAACTTTGTCGCCAATTGACAAATATTATTAAACCTCATATATATGAAGGATTTCAGAGTATATATGATAATGCTGTTAATGTAAATCCTAATGATAATGAAATTTTCTATAGATTCCAATTATCTCTTCGCGAAATATATAAATGGAATGCTGATATTATAGAACAAGAATGTATTCGTATTCGAAATAATGCAAATTGTGATTATTTAGACAATCTTATTATTGCAAATTTTACTACATATGCTAAAATATTATATTTTATTCGTTCTTCAGATAAAAATGTAACATTAAATGTTACTGTTCCTAAATTTGATAAATTTATTCATAATTGTTATATAGAATCTGCTAAAATATTATTTACTAATCCTAAATTATTTAATCATACAATATCAAATTTAAATAAACAACAAAATTTAAATACTGTTTTAAAACATATTGATACTGGAATAGAATCTGCTATACGTGTTTTATCACCATTTAAAGAAATTTTAAATGAAACATTAAAAAATGCACATTTAGATGAAGAAAATGATGATGCAGATATTGAATCAATTGATGGTGGTACTGAATATAATGATACTCAGTCTAATATTAATAATGAAAATAATTCAAATGATACTTATCAAGTAAATTTTAATAATAACTCTAATAATAGTGACCATAATAGTGATCATAATAGTGATCATAATAATGACCATAATAATGACCATGATAATGACCATGATAATGACCATGATAATAACCATGATAATGACCATGATAATGACTATAATAATGACCATAATAATGACCATAATAATGACTATAATAATGACCATAATAATGACCATAATAGTGACCATAATAATGACCACGATAATGACCACGATAATAACCACGATAATAACCATTATAATGACAATATTAACGATAATACAGAAATTGCAATAGATACTATAAGAACAATTCCTATTACATCAAAAACACAAATTTCTAATAAAAATAATCTTCAACATACTCTAAATGATGATTTAGAAGAAAAAAATGATTTAGAAGAAAAAAATGATTTAGAAGAAAAAAATGATTTAGAAGAAAAAAATGATCATATAGAGAAAAATGATCATGAAAATTATAATACTAATTTACAATCTACTTCTTTAAATGATCATAATAATAATAAAAAAGTTATATTTTATCAAGAAGCAGATTTAAGTGATGATGACTTTAATTAATTTATATCGTATAGTTTTATTAAGATTTTTTTTTTCTTAATAAAATATAAATAAAATGAATCAATATATAAATTTAATTAATAATCCTTTTTATATAGCAATTATTATAACTATATTAGTATTCATTATTAATATTATTGATAATAAAATTCAAAATAACAAAACAGAATCATTTATTGATACATTTCGTAAAAGTTTATATAGTGGAGTAATATCTGGTTCCATTTTATATATTTTAGAATCTTCAAATGATTTATCAACTGATAAAATAATAGTTGGTCAAATGTAATTTTATTTGCGTATATGATATAATTATTAATTCTTATTTAATTATAATTAAATAATAATTAAATATGAGTATAAATCTAAAATTAAAAAAATTTGATATGCGTTGGATCAAAGATGATAAAGTTTGTGTATTTATTGGCCGACGCGAAACTGGTAAATCATTTTTATTAAAAGATTGTTTATATTATCATCGTGATATTCCTGCTGGTAAAATTATTTGTTCTACTGAAGGTGCTAATGGTAGTTACGGTAAACATATTCCTAAAATATTTATTAGTGAAGAATTTAATAAAAAAATTATTGCTGATTTTATTAAAGGACAAAAAAAAATGATAAAATTAAAAGAACAAGATCCACGATATAAAAATATAGATGATCGCGCTTTTATTGTACTTGATGATTGTTTATATGATACCAGTTGGCCTAAAGATAAAGGGATTCGTGCATTATTTATGAATGGTCGTCATTATAAAATTTTCTTTCTTATTACTATGCAATTTGCCCTTGGTATTCCTCCTGTTTTAAGAACAAATATTGATTATGTATTTTTATTAAGAGATTCATATAGATCTAATAGAAAAAAATACTATGAACACTATGCTGGAATGTTTGAAACATTTGAACAATTTTGCCAAGTTATGGATGCTTGTACCGAAAACTATGAATGTTTAGTAATTCATAATAATTCTAAAAGTAATAATATTGAAGATATGGTTTTTTATTATAAAGCTGAAGACCATGGTGATTTTAAAATGATGAAAAGTAATAATAATGCATGGGATTATAATGAAAAAATGTATAATACTGAATATGATTCTGATGATGAAAATAGAAATAATTCAAAACTTAAATTAACTAAAATGAAATAATACCTTCCTTTTTTAAAATATTATTGTGATATATAATTATTTGAATCGATACCCCCATCTACCCATACACTTGACCTATTAAACATTTTTGAAAACATTTGATCAATACTCGCTCTATCTTCTTGCTCTTCTTCAAATGTTCTTGGTACATATCTATATATAATTTTTGTATGCTGTTTATTATTATTATTTCTATTACTATAACCACATAACATAAACATTATACCTAAACATAGTGTTATTAATATATATATATTCATTATATATATATTAAGATATTATTTATCATATTATTTATTATGTCCATATTTTAAATAATAATACAATATAGTTGCAATTGCTGAATATTTATGATCATTTGTACTTACATATGTTCCTGAATATATTAAAAGTATTTGTAATGGTAAATATTCTATCATTTTTTTTTGCGTTTCTCCGGATTCTATTCCTAAATCTTGTGCATATATTTGAAGTACACCATATGTACCCAATAACATTATTATTTTCTCCATATCTATATTCATTTTATATTATATAATAATAAAATTTTTAAAATATATTTTCAATTATTTCTTTAACATTTCCTCCTTCTTTTTCATCTTCTTTTTCATCTTCTTTTATTTCTTTTACTTTAGAATCTTTTTGTAACATCCTCTTTCTCTCTTCAAAATGCTCTTGTGCTTCATCTTGATTTTGTTTATGTGCTTTCACTAATTCATTCAATTGTGATTCTCCATATTCTTGATTAGAAATATCATCTGCTTCTGGATTCCATGGTAACCAATATCCTACTTGTCCTACAAATACATGAAAATTTTTATCATTTACTTGTAATTTCTTTGCTTTCATTTGTGCTTCTCTTAATGTATCATATGTCCCTCGTACTTTTAACCCATGCATATTTAATAATCCATCCGTATTTACCTCTTTATTAAATTTACTATTTAAATCTAATCCATTTAATTTCTTAAAATCATCATATTTTGTTTCAATATCCTTAAATGTCTTTTCATATATTAATTCTACTTTATCTTCCTTGATTTCTAATACTCCACATATTATTCTAAATTGTTCCTCTACTTTCTTTAAAAATTCTTTTAATATAAATAATTCTTTTTCTTGTACTATATTTTTTGGTGGATCACAAAATGACATTAAACAAAAATTTTGCCCTCTAATTGGTGGGTCTGCATCTAAAAAATCTTCTACTATTTCAGATTTTTCATTTTTACTCATTTTTATTATAATTGTATATATTATTATACCTTTATAAACGTATTAATATCATTTTTATAAACTTGCTATAAATTCCCACTGTAATTCATCACATATCTTTTTCCATATTATATCTTGTTGATATAATTTCTCTCTACTCTTTAATAAAGGAAAACAATCTATAAAATCATCTAATTCTAATAGTTCTACAAATTTATGTAATATATAATTATAATTTAAAAAATTCTTTCTATCACTTGGACATGCTTTTGCAAATGGTATTTGTATCTCTTTGAACATTAACCTTAATTTATCTTCTACTTCTCTTGACATTATTGGTGATTGTTTCCCAGATATTTTGTTTACAATATATGGTATATGTTCATAATATTTACTTAATTTTAATTTCTTTAAATAATGTCTTATTTTTGAATTTGTTATTAATTTCATATCTTTTATACGTTCTTTCTTTATTTCTACATATATTGAATCTAATACTTCTTCCGGTATTATTGTTACTTCTTTCGCTTGAAACTGTGCCAATAATTCATTAAAATGATTTATTCTTTTATAACAAAAATAATTCGTTTCTACTGGTGGATCTTTATATGATGGCTTTTCATTATCTACAAATGTATATTCTGTTGTTCCACATTCTATACATACTAATAAACCATCATTATTTGATATTAAATTATTATTTTGACAAAAACTACATGTTTTTATATTTTGTGAATCATTTTTAATATAATTTTTATCTACTATACTTAAATATTCATTTAATATATCTGCTTTATCTGAATGCACTGTTTTATCTATATATTTATTTATATTTGTATAATTATGTATTTTAATATTTTCATTCTCATTCAAATCTTCATTTTCATCAAAAATTTCATTTTCATTCAAACTATCATTTTCATTATCATAATATTTAAATAATAAATGTGATGTATTTAGATAATAATTATTTTTAATATTTATATTTTGTTTTATTTTATCTTTTAAATTTACTATCTCATCAAATATATTATTTTTTTCGTCTAAATTGTTAATATCATCTAATTTATTATATTTTCTTTCTAATTTTACTATTTTATCTTCTATTTTTTTTTTATTTATAATATTAAGATTCTTAAGTTGTTCTGTATGTTTGACATCTAATGTACATCTACTATCATTTGGAATCTTTTTATATGATTTTGATTTAACAATTGACATATTATTACTATTAATATCTACTTTATTTTTAAATAAAAATTATTATATTATTTCGTAAAATCATTAAATATATTATAAATGTATATAATACTATAATGGATAATAATATAGATATTATTAGTATTCAAAAAATGATATTTATTTATAATGCTATATTATCTGGTTGGACTGTTAAAATGATTGATAATGATCGTTTTGAATTTATTAAAAATAAAGATAATATAAGTAAAGAAGTTTATTTAAACAATTACTTACAAAAGTTTATAAAAGAAAACTTAACAGATATAAATAAAATCTTAAATTAAATTTAAATTAATTTAATTTAAAATTAATTTCGGATTTTTTTCTAAATTTTTTTTCTTGCTATATAATATAAAAAATGGGTGGAGGTTTAATGCAACTAGTAGCTTACGGCGCACAAGATGTTTACCTTACAGGTGATCCACAAATCACCTTCTTCAAGGTAGTTTACAGACGCCACACAAACTTTTCAATGGAATCCATTGCACAAACATTCAATGGTACACCAGACTTCGGACGCAAAGTATCCGCAACCATTGCACGTAATGGTGACTTAATCCATAAATGTTACTTACAAGTAACATTACCCGATATTGTAAACACTTCTAATACAGGAAGAGGATGGGTACCATATGTTGGTCACCGTCTCGTTAACAACGTAGAACTTGAAATTGGTGGTCAAAAAATTGACAAACACTATGGTGAATGGTTATACATCTGGTCTGAACTCACAGAAACAGAAGGCCACCGTTCAGCCTATGACACTATGGTTGGTCATACTGGTGATGCCTCTGCAGGAGTAAATGAAGATAATGATTTAGCTGCAGTAACAAACGGTCTTCAAAGTGTCGGAAACGGCGTCGGTCACACCGCTGCAACATTATACATCCCACTTCAATTTTGGTTCTGCCGCAATGCAGGCCTTGCTCTTCCATTAATTGCACTTCAATACCATGAAGTTAAAATTAACGTAGAATTTGAAACACAAGCTAACTGCATATATGGTGCAGTACCAACAGATGCTAATGAATCATCTACAGTAGGTGGTGTTACATCTTTTGATGCACAACTCTATGTTGACTACATCTACCTTGATACAGAAGAACGTCGTCGCTTCGCTCAAGTCAAACACGAATACCTTATTGAACAACTTCAATTCACAGGTTCTGAATCTGTCTCAAATGGTGCAAACAAACTTCGTCTTAACTTCAACCATCCCGTCAAAGAATTAATATGGACTATTCATTCAGATGTAGCTACTTTAACTGCTTCAACAGGTGACTGGAATAATTACACTACTACATCAAATGTTGATAATACACAAGGTATTTTTTACAGTAATGGTGCTAATAACTGCACAGATGCCAAACTCCAACTTAATGGCCATGACCGATTCGCACAACGTAATGGTGCATACTTCAATTTAGTACAACCATACCAACATCACACATCAAGCCCATCACAAGGTATTAACTGTTACTCATTCGCACTCAAACCTGAAGAACATCAACCATCAGGCACATGCAACTTCTCTCGCATTGATAACGCAACATTAAATATGACTGTCCCTGCAGTTACAACAACTGGTACCGCTAAAATTTATGCCGTAAATTACAACGTATTACGTGTTATGTCCGGTATGGGTGGTATTGCATACACTAACTAAATTAAATAATTTTATTAAATTAAATATTAATTTTAAAATTAATATCTAATATAAAATAATGTTCTCATATTGGTCTATTATTATTTATATTGTACCATTTATCGGTTATTTAGAATTAAATCCATCATTAGGTAATATTTGGTATCGTTTAGATAGTACTGGTAAATATTCTATTCAATTAAATAATCTATTCCAATTCTTTTATTTACCATTTATTAATAAACTTTTTTGGTATGAATTATTAGATCTAAATATATATTTTGGTATTTA